CGGCTGGCAGGGCGAGGATCGGGAAGAGGACGGTCACGGATTTCACGTCAGCCACCCAACCAGCAGGGCCGCCAGACCGGCACCCAGGGTCGCGAACACGATGTCCCCGATGTCTCCTGGCTTCCACTGATACGGCGCCCGCCACGGCTGTTCCACGGTGCCCACCTCTTCCCGAAAGGCTGAGAGAAAGGCGACACAGGCAATTGGGCCCCACCAGGCACCGCCGGACAGGCCGAGGCCCCAGAGCAGGACCCGCACCGCGCCATACAGCACTAGCCCACCGACGGCATGGGTAAACGGATGGTTCTCTCTCCACCAGGGCGCGCCGCCGAGCCACCAGTCCCGCGATGGTAGCCCCATCATGGCTTATCCGTGGCCGGCGCTGCGGGCAGCCCGTCTCGCCAGTAGGTAACGAGCCGTTCAGCGGGGCGTACCGCGAGCGCGGTCCACTGGGTGGCATCGAGCGCGCTCACGACGAGCTTCCGTTCCACCCCCTCAAGGGCCACCTCGACGTTAGCGGCAACGCGAAACGTAATGACGGGCCCGGCTGGGGTCTGGATCTCCACGGGGGCAGCTAGCGCTTCCAGTTTGTCGAGGATCTTCGCGAACAGCCGGCGCTCGCCTGCGGCGAACCCCTTGGGCGAGGCCAGTAGCCCATCATAGCTCAGGGCGAATTGTTCCGGGGTCAGTTTCATCCGAGCGCCGCTCGATCATTTACCAATTGCGTTTGCCGCGCCTGGAGTGCATCCACAGCATCCTGGGCCCTCGTGAGTGCTATATCGGCGTTGGCAAGTTCGGTAGCGCAGTTCGCCAAGGCGGTATCGAGCGCATTGCGTTGCTCGCTGAGTATACGCGCTGCCTCCGCCTGCTTGAAGGCGGCAATGGTGCTGTCCAGCTCTAGGGCCGCGACTTGTTTCTCCAGCGCATCGTAGTCGGCCTGGGCACGCTCGTGCCGCTCATGCCCCTCGGGATAGAGGATGCTCACGTCGGTCTCCAACTCGATCAGTCGGTGCGTGAGTTGATCCAGGAGCGTGGCCCGTTGGCGGCCGATTGCAAGGATGTCTGTCATCGTGTCACTCCTCGTTAGGTGAGTGGCCCAACGGTTCCGCCGTTGATCCGCACATACAAACCTGCCGTGGTCGTCCACATATCGCCATCCGTTGGCGAGGAAGGTGCAGCGCCATGGGGTAACCGTAACCCTGCGCCGCCGCTCGCGCTGGCCGGTGTAAGGAAAAGCCCTGTGCCCGTTACCGTCGTCGCCGTGAGCGCGCCCATCGTGGCCGCACCCCAGGCGTTTACACCGCCCAGAGTCCCCGCGCCTGCTGATACAGGGCTGATGTCCACTGCGCCACCAGCAAGACCCAGATAAATGCGGTCAATCCCATTGAGGTCACCGAACCGGATACGGTTGGCCGTCGTAGTGCCAGCCAGGAAACCGCGGATACTGGCCGCCGCGTCACGCAACTGGACGACGCCTATCACATCAACCGAGACACCAGTGGAGTTGCCGGTGATGGTGCCGCTCGCCGTCACCGTCGTCGCCTCTAGCCCCGCGCTCAGCGTGAGGAGGCCTGACATCGAGTAGGCTGCGCTAGCGGGGAACGCCGCCGCGCCCACACTCGCCGCCGTGAGGCCGGTAATCGTGGCACCAGTGACGGTCAATGGCTGCCCTGAGGAGACGGTGAGCCCCGCCTGCGCGGTGACCAAGGCGCTGCTGGTGAGGCCCGCAACGGTGGTCACACCTCCCGTGATGGAGAGTGCACCCCCATTCGCCCAGATCCCGCCGCCCGTGGGAAGCTGGGCGTATGGCATGGTGCCCGAGGTCAGCAGGGCCGCCGAATGGCTCGGTAAATCAGCGGCCAGCAAGGTGTCCCACGCCGGGGCGCCTGGGGTTGCCCCATCGCCCACCTGCCGCCAGAATTTCCGGGTCGTCGTCGCATTGCCGGGCGCCGCCGTCCACGCCGCAGTGGCGTTGGCATAGAGGGTATCGCCCACATCAGGCACGACTCCAGTCACCAGCATCGGCGTGACCGCGCCCGAAATCGCGTCGTACTCGACACCGGCCGGGCTGTTGGCTTCTGAGCGCATGGTGAAGGACCAACTCAGCCCCGTGCCGGCAGGCTCCGTCGTCGCACGCACACGAATGTCAAAGTTGGCACCCAACGCCGCCACGAACGAAAACGAGCGGATGCTGTTGTGCGCCTCACCCGCCACGTAATCAATGAAGCCCACCTGCGTCCAGTTGGTGCTCGCGGGTCCATCGTTCGTATAGAACGTGAGCCGCATGGTGTCATCGTCGGTGAAACTGAGCGAATTCACCAGGAAATAGACGATGTAGGTGGTACTGATGGGTGTCGCGTCTTCGAGATTCGAGAATCCCTCTTCCCCCTGCGTATTCAGGACCAGCGATCCTTCCGCACCATTCAGGCTCGCCGCCCAGCCATCCGAGATATGGGTAATCGTCGTCCCCGGCACGGCACCCGCGCCATAGGTCACACGTTCCCGGCGCAGGGCCGCCGCTTCGCTCCCGGTCCCATCGGCTGCTTCATAGGCCAAGGCGGAGACGTAAGCGGTCTCCCCGGAGGCGAGCGTCCCTAAGTTGCCACTGACGATGTTCCCGTTGCTGTCCGCCGCGACCAGGGTACCCGCTTGCGTCGTCGCCAGGTTCGGGAAGACCGTATCGTCGTCAGCATCGGTGTCCGATGCCAGGGCGAATCGGGCCGATGCGCCATCCTGCACCACGGCCGTTGCCCGCACGGCGCCGGCCGCATCCACGAAGAGCTGGAGGCTCGTGAGCTGGGGTCGGGCATACCCTTCGCGCATCACCGCGACGAGGGAGGCCCCGATGTCGGCATAACTGCGGACCCAGATGGAGAACTCGCGGCCCCAGGGATCGTGAATACCGCGGACGATGCCAGCCATCCAGAGCTGTCCCCGTAGGCTACGAGTGCTGTGGGGATCTTTCGCCACGAAGCGATCCGTCCGCAGGGCGACCAGATCGCCTAGGTCCAGCTCGGGATGCGGGTAGCTACTCCGGAAGCGCACTTCGATAAGCCCGGTCCCGAAGCGGTCCAGCATCCGTTCCACCACGGTCTGCGCTAAGGTCGCGGTATCAATCCAGCGGGCGATCTCGTCGGGGACGCGGACTTCACCTTCCAACCGCGCAATCTCCAAGGCCGAAAGCGGGGTGGTGAGAATCTGGTGATACTCGTCCTCGAACCGTCCTTCAGTGTCATTCCAATTCCAGGGGACGGAGTATTCCGTAATCCGAGCCCGCCAGCCGGGGGTGACGTGCAGGGGCTCAATTTCGTGGGGATCGAACACGGCGACGACGGCTTTCTCGCCGAATACATCCACCCATTTGACCTGTGCTTGGGAACTGATGCTCGGCCCACCCGCCAGGAACGAGATCGCATCCAGTTCGACCTTGACATCCGAATCCTCAACCGTCTTGGTCACCGTCTCGCTGGTGTCCAGCACCCCAGGCCCTCGGTACCGTCCCGCGATGCCCAACTGCGTATCGAGGAGATCGTCGTAGACCGCCTTCAGCGTTTGGTTGGTCTTGACGTAGGGTTCTCGTGCCCCGCCGCTGTATTTGGGGAGCACGGCGCGCAGCAAGGCGAGCGGTGGATACCCCGTGACCCGGAGGCTGCTGCCCAGGCCTTCCACGTCTTCGATCAGGAACTCATCGAGCAGGAGCCGCGCACGGCGCGTCATCCCATCCACGACCGTGAGATCATCCAGGAAATGGCCAGCGTCTACTGCGCCAGTGCCAAAGGCCCAGCGGGCATAGCCTCCTACCCGCTGGTGCGCGCCATCCCGGAGGTCTGCGGTCAGCGTGACCGTCCCATGGGTGGTGCGGGCGCCGAATTCCGTCGCCGCTGTCCAGACCGCGACATCCAAACCGGACACGCTGACGCCCAGATAGATCGAGGCACCGAGCGCCAAGGTGAAGGCGGCGTTCACCACCACATCCTGCGCCGCGGCGCCGGCGGCGTCGAATCGGGTGAGATTGATGGTACAGGTCGAGCCACCGCCATCGGTGCCCCGAATGGCGACCAGGACCCCCTCCCGCGAAGTGGTCGCCCCGCCCGTTGCGTGAGTCAGGACGTACAACCCGGCGCGATTCTCATCCGCCTGCGCCACCGTGTTTCGGGTGTACTTGACGTAGGCGGTGAAGTTGTCGTCGGCGAGGTCCTCGACCGAGTAGAAGGAATTAACCCCTGTGCTGTTCCCTCCGACGTAGCCATAGGGAATCTTCAGTTGATTGGCCGAGATGGCGATGGTGGCGTTGCTGGCATTCGCCCCAGACCAGTTGATGTTCCAGCCCCCGAACCCGAGGGAGCGGTACAGACTCAACAGCGTGCCGGTATCCGCCGTGAACGTGGCCACGGCATCGGCCAGGTAGTCCCCCTCAATAGCCAGCCGGATGCTGAGATCGGCGAGGTCATGGGTGGCGAACGCCTCCGTCACTGGGTCCTGGAAATCGCGGGTGCCGTGTTGGGCCACTCGAAGCTGCAATTCGGGGATCGCGGCTTTGCAGGTAATCGGGTCGAAGGTCCATTCGAGACTCTCGACGTCGGCCACGTCCCGCAGGTCCACCGTCTCCACCGATTCCACGCCAATGATGCGGAGAATCGGCGTCAGGTCCTCCGCCGTATTCGGTGTCAGCGTGGCACGGAGTTGGTACTGCCCGGAGGCCGGGGGACTGACCCCTGAGAAGACCTCATCCCAGGTCTCGCCATCCAGAAAATCCGCCCAGGCGGTATCGGCGGCATTGCGGACCTGTCCGGTGATGGTGCTATCATCCGGCATCTCGCCGATCAGGGACAGGACGACCTGGGTACCATCGGTCGGGATCGGGGAGAGCGCGAAGGGGTCCGTGGTCCAAGTGATGGTCGCAGCCGCGACATCGGCCGTTTCGAGGGTGACGACGGGAACATCCGCATTCGCGATGGTATAGGCATCACCAAAGAGGCGGGACGTTACGTGCGTCAGCGTCTTGCCCGTGAGGGTATTCCCATCAGTGATGACGGATCCTGCGGTGGAATCCCGCGCCCAGCCCACGTTGTCGGCCGCGGACTTATCCGTCTTGAGTCCCCAGATCGCCACGAAGCATACGGGGGTCGGATAGACCGTACCTCCATCAACCGGAATCGACATCGATAGTGGCTGGGGTTTGGGATACGTCCCCACCCAACTAAACGTGTATTCCGCCGCCGATGTCCCCGTGGCTTCGATCTCCAATGGATCGCCGAGCGGCACCAGCGCTAACTCGGTAAGCTCTCCTTCTTCATAGACCGCCTCTAGTCCGAAGATCTGGCACTTCCACGTCGCTACGGTCTTGGGCTGACCGCCGTCCCGTTTCGGATGCAACGTTGCCTTGATCCGGTGGATCTCTAGATCATGGGGCACGCTCCCAGCCCAGGCGACCATCGCGACATCCAGGGGCGTGAGCCGGTCGAGCTGCGTGAAGTATCCATCGCCTGGGCCAGCCTGAGTGATGAGCGTGATCACGCTCTCGGTGAGCCGAAGCCCCTGGTCCACGGCGCTGGCGTTGAAGCCGGTGGTCGCGTCGGCTTCAATCCATTCGCTATTCGTCTTCCGGAGGTGTGCGGCCTCGATGGCCCGGAGATCGATCGCCAGCCGAGCCGGGCTATCCGGCCGGCGGACCAGCCGGGCGAGATCGGGCGTCCAGCCCGCTTTCATCGGTCTACCAAGGGCTCGTGCTCAACCCACGGGATGGTACCCCGTCGCAGATTCCACCAGTCGGCGTGAAATCCAAAACCCTGCCGTTCGGTGCGCGGGAGGACCAAGACCGTCCGTTCCGCGTAGGCGTCATCGTGCACGACCCACATCGGACGATTGTAGCGGAAGTGATCCCAGAGATGCCCGCGAGCGGTGATATACTCCGCCTCACTGGCGAACTTGTAGGTCAACTCCCCAGTGCGCAGGGGAACCATCTTACTGCGTCCCCGCCACCCGCTTGAAGGGATGACGGTTTCTTCGTAGATAGGTTCGTAGTCCTCATCAGGCACCGGCATCGTCGGATTGCCCGGCTGCCAGGAGGGGCCAAACCACAATCCCACGATTTTGGGCACGAGGCCCGCCCCCATTGCGGGAACCAGCAACCGGCCATAGCGATAGGTGGAAGCTGGCGTGGCCTGCTTGAGCCATGCCCCCTCCTCGGTGGTGGCACCATTCGTTGCATCAAGCGCCGTCGCGGAACTGGCGCTTGCCGGAATGGTGACCGACACCAGGTCGGTCCAGTCAGCGTCATTCGCGGACAGTTGGAACTTGAGGGCCGCCACTCCTGCGAGGTTGTGGCCTCGATCAAGCGCAACAATGTGCGGCACCGCGGTAATCGTTGCGGCAACACCCGTATCGAACTTGACCCACGTCTCGCTATTCGCCGTCGTCGGTTTCCAGTGATCCGCTAGACTCCGCCGTCCATCCGCAACGCGCCACGGCTCAAAGCCCGTGGCTTCTTCCTCCGCGCTGATGGTGTGCGTGGGGAACGCGACATCGCTGAAATAGTTCTGGACCAGATAAGCTGGCGAACCCATTAGATCCCCATGCCTGGCGGCAGGCGCGGTTGGGCATCGCGGCGGGTGCGGCGATTCATTTCGTAGAGGATACGTTCGGTCCCCGTCTGTTCATCCCGGAGGACGACCACGACACGATCCGGTCCGATGCGCTGGAGATCCTGCCGAAGGCGCGCGAGTTCCGCCCGCGAGCTATCATCCCGGACAGGCAATTCTTTCTTCCCGCCGCCGAAGAGCGCCCCAAGGATGCCGCTGGCCCCCAGGATTCCTAATCCCAGCAGGGGATTTGATACGGCTAGGGCCCCGCCGATGGTCGCGCCGATCCCACCGACCACCGACCCAGCTGATGCCTCACCGCGGATGAGACTCTGAATCAGATTCGAGGCTCCGCTGATGATAGCGCCCCACAGCTGTTGTGTCGCCCGGGCAGTTTCAAGAGTAGCCTTCGCCCGCTCGGCCGCGAGCCGCTTTTCAGCATCCAGCACATCCTTGACCCGATCCCTGGCGGCGTTGCTCAACGGCGCGAGGATGCTGGCGAGCCCACCTTTCTCGGCCCGAGCCCCCAGCGTCTCCGTGGCGATGAACGCGGACACGATGCGGGATTCCCGCGTCCCGGGAAGCACGCCAGGACCCGCCATCTCCGGGCGCATCGTGCGGAGGGCTTCCAGCGCTTCGGCGCGCTGTCTCAGGGCATCGTTGATCCGCGCCTCATAGCCGGTGGCCTTGAGGATCTGGTCGAATTCCTCTTCGGTCGCTCTGGTCACTTCCCGCGCAATCATCGCTTGCTGGCCGAGGAGTTCCGCCAGGACTTTGCGTGCTTCGATGGCCTTCTTGTCGTTCAGGACCGCTTCTTGGAGCTGGGCCTCGGTAGTGGTCGTGCCCATGGGTTGCTCGGCAATCCGCAGGGCACGGGCGGCCCGTTCCGCTTTGGCGACAACGCCGCGCTGTGCCGCGATTTGTTTTTCAGCTTCTTCTCCAGTCCGGGCCAGTCGCGCACTTTCTGGCAACCGGGCGATAGCGGCCTTGCGTTGCTCTTCCAGGAACTCCGCGATCTTCTCCTTCGCTTCGCGTGCGGATTTCCCGATCAACGTGAATGCCCCGGCGATGGCGGCGAATCCCGCGATGATGCCGAAACTCGTCAGACCGCCCATACTCATCATCGCCAGCCCCGCGCCGAGTTTCCCGACACTTCCACTCGTGCCCAAGGCCATGGCCCCCATCATCGCCAATTCCCTGCTGACCATATGCGACCCGTGCCCCATGCTGGTCATGTGGGGCACAGTCGCTTGCATCACTCGATTGAAGGCCCCAAGATCAGTACCCATCGGCACGATACCCCGGGTCCGCATCCCAATGGCGCTCTGTTGGGCCACGTTCAACGCGGTGGCGAGGTCCCCGGAGCCAATCCGGCCCGCCGCGAAATCGGCCTGCGCTAAGCGCACATCGGCGGCCAATTGCTGAAAGGCCGTGGAGGTTTTCTTGGATTCCCCACTCAGGGCGCGGAGCGTTGCCACGCCCTTTTCGCTGAATCGGCTAGTACTGAGCGATGCGCTGGCGAAGGCCGCCTCGTTGCGCTTGGCGCTTTGGCTCAGTTCGTTGAGCTTCTGATTGGCGATGGTGACGCCCCGGGCCACCCCCGAGGGATCGAACGCCGCCCCAAACGTTATGACTTCATTCTCAGCCACTAGTCCTCATGGGCGCGCTTCCATTGCTCGTAGGCCCCCCACAGCAAGAGTTCCTGTTGGGGGAGGGCATCGATCTCCGCCAGGCTCTTATGCAACGCCTCCGCCAGACTCAGGCGGAAGCGGAGGAAGGGTCCCCCTCGATCTGTTTCTTCACCTCCTGCTCGATCAGGGCCGTTGTGCTGTACAGGAAGGCAATCACCCGCCGCAAGACAACGTAATCGGCCTCGGTCTTGAGATAGTGGAGATCGCCCGTCTGAAATGCGGGCTTCCCGTCGGCATCTTGGGCCTTATGAATCAGCAGGAGGAGATCCTGCTCGTAGGAGTCCTTGGGTTCCCGCGCCAGGACGGCTTGCATATCGGCGGTCGTGAGTTGCCCAAACCACAGTTCGAGGTTGTCGAACTCCGGGACCACGAGCTGGCGTTTGCCGGCGTTGTAGGCGGCCCGGACCTTATCAATCGCCTTCGCCATCAGTTCCACTCCTTGGCCAAGGGGCCGGTAATTTGGAAGTCAAAACTCACAGGAACCAGGGCCGATCCTTCAGGTGAGCCAACGCTGAAATTGGACAACAGGGCAGCGCCATAGAAATACTTGCCATCCGCCACTTTGAATGTGAGTGCAGCAACCGTGCCATCTGGCGTCCCAGCCGCGATCTTCGCCAGTAGGGCCGCCTGTTCGGTGTCGGCACCATCCAGCCAGGCCGTGGCTCGACCGCGATGGCCGGCGATCCCACCCTTGAACGTCTTGTGCTTGTCCCCCTTGACGGTATCGGGAATCACATCGATCTCGCTATCCAGAGTCCATTCCTTCAACTCAGCGACCGAATGACTCTCGAAGGTCAATGTAGCATTGGAGGCGATCGCCGTCGCCACGGCCGGCGTGAACACCAAGGTCGCGATGGCGTTAGTGCTGACGACATAGAACGATCCAGTGACGGTATGGTCAGTTCCCCCATCAATGGCGAAAATGTCGCCCACCGTCACCAGCCCGGTCATGGTCCCGCCACCGGTGACCGCAAACTCGGTGATACCCGTCGCGACCGCCGCTCGCGCCTTGGGTGTCCCGATGAGTTCCCCTCCCAGGATCAGGAGGCCGTCTTGTCCGCGGTAGTTGCTCATATTACGCCCACGCTGCGGTCACGGCACCCGAGACCTTGAAGGTAAATGTCACCGGACACAAGGCCGAGCCTTCGGGACTCCCCAGGCTCATCGTGATTGGCACGGCACTGAAGGTGTAGGTCTTGCCAGTAGATGCCGTTAGCACGACCGTCACCGCAGCGCTTTGTGGCGTGGCGGCGGCGAAGTAGCCAATCACCACTGACTGGCCGGCATCTGCCCCATCTAGCCAGCAGGTCAACCGGGCCGTGCCGCCATCGCCCACGCCCCCAAGAAACGTGCGGTGCTTGTCGCCCTTCACCGTGTCGTCCATGGTTTCGATGCTGACCCCATCCAAGGCCCAATCCCGCAGTTCGCCAATGGCGTTTGTCGCCACGGTGGCCGAACCATCCTGTCCTCGCACGTTCGCCATGTCGTTCCTCCCTTACACCGTTTCGTCCACTGAGAAGGGGACCCGCACATTCGCTTGTACCCATTTACTCTCAGGATTGGGAATCCGCCGCGGCCCGGAAGGCACTCCAAAACGCACCCCGGACACCTCGACGCTATTCACCATGTCCCGCACGGAATCTGCCGATTGCGTCACCGGACCAAACCCATTGCCGGCCTGCCCAAAGACGTTGATGCTGACCACTCCCGTGATCATCTGCCGGCCATCTTTCGTACTCAGGAATCCATCGCCCCAGACAATTGCGGGTTCAATCCAGGTGCCCGAGGCCGGCGGGTCCTTCGGATCGTTCGGCCAGATGATGGTGGTATTCTCGTCCGCCGCCCAGAGCGTTTTGATCCGAGATTCGATGGTCACTCGGGCGGCATCGAGGGCACTGGCCATTAGAGCGCACCCGCGCGAATGCGGGCCGCGATCTCGCTGGCCAAGGGTTGGAGTTCCGCCAGCGTCACCATCACCATCCCCGCCGGCGCCTGGCTGGAGTGCCCGTGTTCCAAGGGCAGGATATACGGCAGGGAATTGGTGACGTAGAGCGTCTGGTCCGGGCCTGCCGCATCGAGAAGCGGCCGCCCGCGATTGATCGTCTCCATGCCCGTCTTGTCGAACCCCATGATATTGACGCTACGGTCGGGATCGCCCGCCCCGACGTTCCAGTTCCCCCGGGCCCGTCCAGTATCCACCGGCGTCCTGAGCACGATCCGCGACAGGGCTTCAAACGCCAGCATCCGCACGGCCTGGTTGCTGCGGTCCCGCAGGGCGGCTTTGGCTTCTTCGACCGTCATGCGTTCCCCCGGAGCTGGCACTCATAGAGCGCGGCCTGCCCACCGGCCCAATGGGTGATGACGCGGACGATTCGATACACCGCACTCCCAATGACCACGCGGTCCTCGGTATCCGGGGCCGTGGATAAGAGCGCCGCCGCGATCTCCAGCTTCCGGTCCCCGGCCTTGATAGCATCCCCGATCTCTCGGGTGTGATACTCGGAGAGCAATCCCTTCAGCGAAGTGGCGGTCGTGGTGAGGGTCGAGAATCCCGCCGTGACGTTGTACGTCGCCCGGGCCATCGTCTGGACCGTGACAGCCATCCCCAAATGGTTAATGACCGTCTTGGCGACTTGCCGGAGCG